TTTGATTCAAATGGTTTCGGGGTCGTTTTCATCGTTTTTATCCTGGTTGACTTGCACCGCGTTCTTTGCGGCGTTGACGTCATTAGGCCGGAGAAGGCGAAGGAAGTCAAGCCATCACAAATACATCTTCAAATTTCCATCGTCCGTAAAATACAAATCCGAATAGACCACGCTTGCCTGAAGGCTGCATCCTAAGAACTTGTAATTCTTTGTCAGCTTCAGCCTGGCCTGCCGTTCAACCATGACCCGCTTTTCGCGCAACGATAGCCATTTGTTTACATACCTTTCTACCCACCACATCCATCCAGGATCGCTGTTCGCCAATGCGAACAGGGCATTGCGCAGCCTGCGCGCGTCATCGAAGCGGATGTCATCGTCAAATACCGGCTGTTTCAGCTTGCTCTTTCTTGGTTTTACGCTCAGCTTTTTCATTAGACCGTCACAATGCCCCTTTCCTCGTACACGCTTTTTTGCTCGACGCCATCAATCGTCCTGGATATCGCCATGATCAGCGCCGTGATCCCATCTATTTTTTCCTTGCTTTTGGCCTTGTCCGGCTTGATATTCCCGGCTGCATCCAGGCTGGCCACCACGTTATCGGCCATCCAGGAGAGCACCGGCTGCCCACCATGATAGATAAGATGCCCTTTCACCCGCCGCTCCAGCTCCTTCATCGGCGCGCTCATACTCACAAACCCCTGGCCCATGGTGACCACCACCAATCCCATGTTATCCTGCATCTTTTGGGCAATATTCGCCGCTCCCCATCGGTCATAAGCCATCTCTTTTAGGTCAAATAACTCCGCTGCTGCCTGTACGTCATCCAGGATATAGTCATAGTCGATCACGTTCCCGGGTGTGGCGGTGATATAGCCTTGCTCCACCCACTCGTCGTAATGGATGCCTTCGCTTTTCGAGCGCGCGAACACCGTATCTTCGGGGCAATAAAAATGACACAGCACCCAGTGCCGGTCATCTTCGTCCACCGGCGGGAAATCCAGCACAAAGGCCGCGATATCCAAAACGCTCGCCAAGTCGAGAGCGCCGAAACAGGTGCGTCCCTGCAGCAGATCGGGGAAGTCCAAAGCTTCCACGTCGCCTGCGCACGCATCCCAGTGCTCGGCGGGCATCCAGGATACAGATGACTGCACCCAAATGTTAAGATCCAATTGTTTAAACGTGTTGAGGGCGGATGGTAGCGTTTTGGCGTTCGAAGCCTCGTCACGCTGATAATTCCAATATTTTGAGACACCCAGGTTCGGATTCGCTTTGATCCAGTTTTTCTCCGCCCAAATATCGTCTTTAGCATCCAGGGAATAGATAATGCAAAACCAACTTTCAGCGTCCTTCTGAGAAATTTTTCCCGAAAGGATCTGTTCTGCTTTAACGTGCATTTCGTAACAGAACGACGAGCGATCATTCCCGGCCGTTGTGATGGCCACCATGAGCGGCTGCCGCCTCGACCCTTGCGAGGTGCGCAACTTATCCCATACACCGCTATTTTTGTGCGCATGCAGCTCGTCCACGAGCGCGCAATGGGTATTCAAGCCATCCATCGTGTCCGAATCGGCTCCCAGGGGTTCGAACTTTGCCGCTGTATTGGGGATATGCAAATTATGTTTAAATGCCCGCACGCGCTTCTTGAGCGCAGGACTCTGTCCCACCATGCGGTCAGCCTCGGCGAATGTGATCAGCGCCTGGTCTTTTTTCGTGGCCGCTGCGTACACTTCCGGGCCGCCTTCCCGGTCCGCAGTCAGCATATATAACCCGATGCCCGCCGCCATCGTGCTTTTACCGTTTTTGCGTGCCACTTCCAGGTATAGGGTGCGGAATCGTCTCATCCCCCGTGTATCTTCTATCCGGCCATCCTTCAGCTTTTCCAGCCAGCGATCAGAACGGTCTCGCTTCCACCCAAAGGTTACCCATAAAACAAACTGCTGCCACGGCTCCAAAACCACACGCTGCCCGGCCCATTCCCCTTTCGAATGCCTGAGCAGTGAGAAAAAATCCAGCACGCGCTGGGCCGCTTCCACGTCGAACCATAAACCGCGCTCTTTCCCATGCTTTAAATCGTCCAGATGACGCTTTGCCGCCAGCTTGACCCACTTGTTAACGGTAATCTTCCCCCGGGCCGCATCTCTCGCGTATTGTTCTGCTGGATGAAGCGGTTTTTGTACTCTTGGCGTCATCCGATTCTCCCGATTCTTTGTGTCATCCGGCCTGCCCCGCGTTCTTCAGCGGGGTATCTCAGCCCTTCCCGAAAATCTTTTCCTCTGCTTCCTCCTCCGGTGTTTTCTTTGGTTCCACGTGGATTCGGGACCGGCTCGAGGGAGTAAGCCCGAATTCCGCTGCAATTTTCATCATGGTATTAATCGCCCTGTTGGAGATCGTTACCCAGGGCGATTGCATCTCGAACCCCTTGGGGGAGAGAATTGTCTTCCCGTCCGAATCAATATGCTTCCTGGCATCGACCCAGTCCGCCCAGGCCTCGCAATAAGCAGCCAGGGCGCCGCGATCTGCGTTTGTCAAAATGCCAGCATCGAATAACTCCTTGGCTAATCGCTGCCATTCTTCCTTGGCCACGTCGGTTAAATGCTCCGGCGCATCCGGAAGAGCAGGCTCGAGCTTCGGCTCGCTGGCATTCAGCGGTCGCTTACCCGGGTTCCCCTCCGCTAATTTTTCTGCGGTTGGCTTTGGCTTCCGTCCTCGAGGCATTTTCTCGCAACCTGTTCTGCGGTTTCTTTGCAAGTAATCAAGAGTCCATCGGTTAGGGAAATTTCAGTAAAATACCCTGGACGCTCTCGCACTTCCCGAATCATCTGTTTGCTCAAGAAGAATTTTTTATATCCATCGACCGTAATTTCAATCAACGGGTTCATCTGAACGGGGGAAATGACAGCCATATCGAGTTCCTCGGTAACAATAACCTTTACGTCCTCAGGTATTGCCTGCTTGAACATGGAGACCATTCTTTCGGTTCCAACTCCAGACAATTTCGATTCTGTTTTAACAAGCAGAATATCTCCCGGCCGTAATTCAAGCTTGGCAATTTCAAATTTCTCTACTTTTTTAGGTGTTCTTCCTCCCATCGCTCCTCCTTAGCTAATATTTTGTAAACTCATCGCCATAAGACCGGCCACGATTCCGCCAACTTCGTTCTGGCTCCTGTCTGGCCTTTGGTGGCCCATTGGGTCGGTCTTAAATTTCAACTGCTTATCCATCCATTGCAGGATGGGGTTATCAAAAACGGGCTTTGACCGAATATATTGTTGGCACAAGGGAGCAAACGTCATAAACCCCTGGCCCACGCCAATGACCTCGACGCCCGCTTTCGAACGCCGTATGAATTCAGTGCTTCCCCACCGGTCAAAAGCCAACTGGGTAAATGACGAGGCTGCCTTTATCACAGAAATATCGCCGATGATTAAGTCATAATCGACAAACTTCCCTGGAGTTAACTTGAGAAGACCGCTCTTATTCCACTGCAAATATTTCATTCGCAAAAATGGATTAATCGGTAATCTTTCTTCAGGCAGCCAGAAGAAAGCCTGCCAGTGATTGTCAGCTGCCACTACCAACGACGCGATCTGTGTGGTTGGTAGGTCCAAGCCTGCATAAACTTTTCCCATCGCTCCTCCTTTTTTAGTTTTAAGGCAAACGAATCGCGAATACTAAGCCGGTTGTATGTCGAGGTAATACTCTTTTCCCGGCTCGAACAAATCATCCTTGAACGCGTTGATCTTCAAATTCCCGCTAGGGGTGGATGCGAAATACTTTTTGTTTTCTTCAGAGCCTTCATAAACAGCGCTGAACTCGTAACCATAAACAAATTTAGGAGCTCCATCGCCCCTGCTCCAATTCTGCGTTTTGGTTACCGAATTGCACAAAAACTTACAGCGAACAGTTTGGTTTGCCTGGTCTTTTTCCATTTCAATCTCCTCTTTTTGATTTTTTCGACGAATTAGATTCGTTTGCCTTAAAACTAACATTTGCTTTTTCAAACCACTCTTCGAGCATGCCATCAGTGGCGATGAAATAAACTAACTCTATTGCTTGCAGTAACAAATTTTTTCCCCTGGGTTTGTTATCGCTCGCAAAGTATTCTGCTTTATAGAACAAAACAAGAGCTATTTTTAGCGCGTTCTCATTGGGGAATCTTTTTATAGCTCGCTTGTAGTCTCGAAGAAAATGCCTTCTCAGCTCGCTATATCCCATGATTTCCATCTCCAATTAGTAAACTTTTGTCATTGAAATAGGCCTGATATCAGCCCTTCGAAGGCGCGATCCGCCGGCATATCCAAGCATAAAACTATACTATTCATGCAAAACAGGCATCAGCCCGGT